AAGGAAGAGTAGCAACAATATCAGGGAAAAAACCAAGTCTCAGAGCAGATTCAAAAGCATCTAAAGCTGCTAGATTAGCTTTGAAAGCAGCTAAAGCTACTAGATTAGGTAAGATTGCAGCTAGTGTTGCAGTAGCTGGATTAGCAGCGAAAGAATTTTTAAAAAGAAAAATGGAGAAGAAAAAAGACAAACCACAGAAAAAAATGGGCGGTGGCATGATGAAAAAAGTTCCTGGATATAAAAAAGGTTCGTTAAATCAAGGAACATTTTCTATTGGTCCTTTTAAACCTAAACCAGGTGGTTCAAAACCTTCTTTAGATGATTACGATCAAATGAAGAGAATAAGAAAAAAAATGGGCGGTGGTATGATGATGAGGCCAGTCCCGATGGGTATGAAATCAGGTAAGTCAGTAAAAGTTAAATGTAAACTTGGTAGAAACAAACCTACTAAAATGTACTAGGAGGGTCTGTGGCCCTCAAGGATCTTTTTAAACGAGGAATCTCAGCACTATTAAAAAAACAAAAAAAGGATGTTGTTGATCCTAGCGCTGTTCAGCGCGTGCAAAACCAACCACAGCAAGTTTTACCTCAAGAGACAAAAGGCACTGCATTACAAACTGTAAGAAAAGATTTAGCTATTCAAGAATATCCCACACCTCCCAGAACAGGTGCTTTACAAATGGGATCACCACCAAACCAAAACTTAATGTTTGGGAGCGCATTGTATGACCGTATAGCACAGAAAGGTCCAGGAACATTTACAGCTGATGAGTGGATGAAGTTTTTAACAGACAGAAGAGAAAGAAGTTTAAAAATATTTGGTCAAAATTATAGGGAGAAAGTTTTAAACCCAGTAAAATTTAATTATGATAATACATCAGGATATCTAGCTGGCAAACAAACAACAGTCCCGTTAGAAGAATTATTTGATTCAAATATTGCAGCTTTCTCTCCAACAGGAGAACTTACAGGCGGTGTATTACATGCAGCTAAATTAGCAGGTGTTAAAGTGCCAGGTAAAGTTTTGACTGACTTAGTAAGATTAAATCCAATAAACAGATTACAAGCTACAGAGTTTTCGAACTCGTTAACTGAACCAGTCAAAAAAAGATTGTATCAAAAATTTAAAAACACTTTCGATAAAATAAATAATCAAGTAAACGATCCTGAGTTGTCGCTAGTTTTAAATCGTTACACAGAAGGATTAGAGAGAGGAATACCTGCTAAACCAAATATTCCTAGGTTAATGGGTAAATATCCTCAATTTAAAAAAGAACTTCAACAATTAGACTTTGAGTTTGATGATTTAGAACGAGTGAGAAAAAATATGAAACCACCAAGATATGAGAATGAAAGTGGTTATACTTTTGAAGGCGGTCAAAACTACAGAGAGACAGTCATATCTTTACCTGAGGAAATACCAGGAAATAAACCAACAAAATATTTTGGACACTACAAAGATAAAGGTTTAGAAAATCCAATCATGCACATTAGATATGATACAAGGTTTGCACCGAATGGTGATAAAATATTAATGATACATGAAATACAATCAGACACTCAACAATCGATTGCTAAAGCATTAAGAAAAAACAAAATATCAGGTTTTGACGCGTCAGTCAGAATTAACCCATATCAAAAAGATACTGAGATTGCTTTTCTATTACAAGCAAGAAAAAAATTAGGAGATAAAATTTTATCAGGCAACATGGGTAGGTTAGAAAGCGATCAAGCAGCTAGAGGCATAAAATCCATAGACAAAGTTTTAAGATATAAGGGGGGTGGTGGTGCACCAGGGATCGGGAGTGAGTATGGTACGACTAACGCAAATTTTTACCCTTTATTAGATAGAACTAGTTATAATAATTATGCTATTAAATATTTATTGAATAAAGCAGCGAAGGAAAAATTTGATTATGTCGCTGTTATCCCTACAAATTATATGACTAGAGGTGGTGGCAGTGGTAAAGCTTTAGGGACCATAGAAAATTATGGTTTTGCTAATGGTGGTAAAACTCCTAAAGGAAAATCATTGGCGGTCATTCCAGCTGAAATGAAAAAACAAGCACAGTTATTTGATACAAAAGCAGGTAAGATTAAATTTAGCTTATCTGATCCGAACAAACCCTACAAAAAGGTGTCGACAAAAGACGTTGAAATGGGAGGCAACACATACAAAATAAAATACCATGAAGATGCTCAAGAGATGCAACAAGTAGGTATGAGGTTTATTGGTAAGTTTGATTTAAACTTGTATGGTGAGGCGTATGGTGTTAAAGTATCTCCATTAATGCTTCAAACCCAAAAATTATATAAAAAAGAAGGTGGCTTAGTACAATATGGCGGTTGAAAAAAATAACGAAGTTTCTGAAAAAGTTGAAGAGATAGTAGACGAAGTTTCTCCTGGCGTTGAAGAAGTTGATGTTAGCGTAGAGGGAGAGGAGCAAGTCGAGGAACAAGTTAATGATGACTTCAACGCTAACTTAGCTGAAGACATGGATGAAAGAACTCTTAAGCGTTTAGGTATGGAGTTAATCACTGAATACAGAAAAGATAAAGAATCTAGAAAAGAATGGGAAGAAGGATATACAAAAGGTTTAGATCTTTTAGGTGTAAAATACAATGAACAAACAAGACCTTTTAAAGGAGCTTCAGGTGTTACCCATCCGTTGTTAAGTGAAAGTGCTACAACTTTTCAAGCTTCTGCTTATAAAGAATTAATACCAAGTGATGGTCCAGTAAGAACACAAGTTCTTGGCATACGCACACCTGCCACCGAACAACAAGCTGATCGTGTAAAAGAATATATGAATTATCTTCTTATGGAGAAGATGGAAGATTATACAACTGACATGGATCAAATGTTATACTATCTTCCATTATCAGGTTCGACATTTAAAAAAATTTACTTTGATGAATTTCTACAAAGGCCTGTTTCTAAATTTGTTCCAGCTGAAGATTTAGTTGTTCCCTACTATGCATCAGATTTAAAAGATGCAGGCAGAATAACTCATGTTATTAAGATGAGTGAGAATGATGTAAATAAAAAAATGGCAGCAGAATTTTATAGAAATATAGATCTTCCACAACCAAGAACAGAACAATCTGACTTAGAACAAAAAATAGACCAACTTGATGGAGTGAAACCAGGTTTTACTGATTATATACACACTATATTAGAAATGCATGTTGATCTAAATTTGGATGATTATGAAAATTTTGACAACAGAACTAAAAAAGCAATTAAGATACCTTACATCGTTACAATAGATGAAAGCTCAGGAGAAGTTTTATCTATTTATAGAAACTACAGAGTAGATGACCCTAACTACACAAGGATAGAATACTTTGTTCATTATAAATTTTTACCTGGATTAGGTTTTTACGGCTTTGGTCTGATACATACAATAGGTGGTCTATCAAGAGCAGCTACAGTTGCCCTAAGACAATTAATTGATGCAGGAACTTTGAAGAATCTACCAGCAGGATTTAAGTCTAGAGGCATAAGAGTTAGAGATGATGACCAACCAATACAACCTGGAGAGTTCAGAGATGTGGATGCACCAGGTGGAAACATAAGAGATCAGTTTTTTAATCTACCTTTTTCAGAACCAAGCACAACTTTATTTAATCTTTTAGGTTTTGTAGTGCAAGCGGGTCAAAAATTTGCTGCGATAACCGATACCGCAGTAGGTAATGACACGCAAAACAGAGCTGTGGGCACGACTATTGCCATGTTAGAACGTGGTTCTAGGGTAATGAGTGGTGTTCATAAGCGATGTTACTATGCGATGAGACTAGAATTTAAAATTTTAGCAAGAATATGTTCAGAATATTTACCACCTGAGTATCCATATGATGTTTATGGTGGTCCTAGACAAATAAAAGCGGTAGATTTTGATAAAAGAATAGATGTTTTACCTGTTGCTGACCCAAATATTATGTCCATGGCTCAAAGAGTGACTCTAGCACAAACACAATTGCAAATTGCTATCTCAAATCCACAATTACACAACATTCACGAAGCATATCGAAGAGTTTATGAAGCTTTAGGAACAAAACAAATAGAAACTTTACTAAAACCACCTAAAAGACAACCTGCACCAATGGATCCTGCTAAAGAAAACGCTAGAGCATTACAAATGCAACTATTAACTGCCTTTGAATTCCAAGATCACGATGCACATATAGCTGCACACACGGCTTTTATGGAATCTAGAATGGTTCAAATTAATCCAGCTGTCTATGCATTGTTACAATCACACGTTTCAGACCATATTTCTTTCAAAGCAAGAAAAGAAGTTACAGAACAAATGATGCAAGATCCTAATATGGTTAGATTACAGCAGGAAGATCCACAATCATTTCAAGTTGCTTTTGATAATGCAGTCGCAACAGCAGTTGCTGAGATTACATCTGATTTAGTTGCAGGTGAGATGGAAGCTAACAAAACTAAACAAGATCCTTTAGTAAGAATAAAACAACAAGAAGTTGATTTAAGAGCTATGGACATGCAAAGAAAAGCTGAAGAGACAAAATTTAAACAAGATCAAGAAAATCAAAGACAAGCTAACAAATTAGATCTCGAGTATAATAGATTAGCTCAACAAGATGAGCAGTCTGACAAGAGATTAGATATTGCAGAGAGAAAATTAGAGAAAAAATAATGCCACTGAATCAAAAAGGCAAAGATATAATGAAATCCATGAAAGCTACGTACGGAGCTAAGAAAGGCGAGCAAGTTTTTTACGCAACAAAAAATAAAGGTAAAATAAAAAATGTCGAAAAGAAGTCGAGAAAAAAGAAAAGGTCTTAGTGGTGGAAAAAGATTTGGACCACCACCTAAAAGAGGACCAAACCCACAAGGTATTACAGTTTCCAATAAAAGAAAAAAGAGAATCTAATCAAGAAGCTTACTTCGCTGGTATTATTGATGGCGAAGGGTATATTTCATACGAAAAAACCAAAAAAGATTATTCAATACCTTCTGTTTCTGTTGAAATGACAGATAAAGATGTAATAGATAAAATATACAAATTCTTTAACACAGGATCGGTTGTATATATTAAACCAAGACAAAAACATCATTTAGATAGTTGGAGATGGCGGGCAAGAGGTAAGGCTGCAGTCAATATTTACTTCAAAATCTATAATTATTTAAGTGCAAGAAGAAAAGGCAAGATAGATGAGGTATTGAAAAATTATTGTGAAGATGCTAACGGTAGAGAGAAGTATAAAAAATTAGAAGGAGTATTAAAAAATGTGGTTAAGCGCGATTAAAGTTGCAGTACAAGCTGGATCTAAAATATACGCAAATAGACAAAAAGCAAAAATGGCAATGTCAGAGGCACAATTACTACATGCAGAGCGACAAGCTCGGGGAGAAGAAGCTTATCAAGGCAAACTTCTCGAAGCTAGGCAATCGGACTGGAAAGACGAATTCGTCTTGCTTATATTAAGCGCTCCGATAGCTGTGCTTGCTTGGGCAGTGATATCTGATGATCCATCTGCTATGGATAAGGTCAAAATTTTCTTTGACCATTTTCAGTCGCTTCCATCATGGTTCACAAACTTGTGGATTTTGGTTGTCGCGAGTATTTTTGGTATAAAGGGTACACAAATTTTTAGAAACGGTAAAAAATAATTATGATACAAGGCGATAGTGATGATTATGCACTATTAGAAAAGTGGTCAAAAGATTTTGATTGTGCTGGATATTATTCAGTCGAGATTGGTGTAAGAGAAGGTCAGGGTTCTAAAACCATAATGGATAATGTCAAAAATAATTACCTACATATTGGTGTAGATCCGTATGGTGATTTAGATTATCAACATTTTGATAATCAAGAAGATTTTTCTTGGGAGGGCTGTGAAAAAGGAAAAGCCCCAACATATTCTAATAAAATGAGAGATCAAATGATCAAAGATTTTTCTGAATACAGTAAAAAAGGTAAATTTCATTTTGCAAATATGAAAGACACTGATTTTATGCAACATCCTGTTTACTCGGGTTTGAAGTATTCTTTCATTTTTTTAGATGGACCACATACAACTAAAGATGTTTTATCAGAAGCAGTATGGTTTGCGAGTAGATCTGCTAATAAAGCACGAATGATATTCGATGATTATTTGTACTATAAGATGGATTTAATAGAAGAATGTTTATCACATTTTGGTTTTAAACAACTTGAACGAGGAAAAAATAAATTTTGCATGGAGAAGAATGGCGATTGATACAGCATCAAACGATGTAATTAAAAATTTAATTAATAGACGAAAAGAACGTCTTAAAGAAACTTTGGTCAGAGATGTTGACAAAATTGAACAGCTTTACTATATTAGAGGACAGATCAAGTCACTTGATGACTTGCAGCAAGACATAATAGACTTGCTAAAAAAACAGGAGCAATAAAAATGACAGAGTCCACGGAGCAACCGAAACGGACTGAGACATTGAAAAACGCTTATAAAGATGAAGCAGAAGTCAAAAAAGTCTTAGACCAAAAAGCAATAGACAAATCACTATTAGATAGATTACCAACGCCTACGGGTTATAGAATGTTAATTCTTCCGTATTCAGGTCCTAAAAAGACCAAAGGTGGTTTATATCTTAGTGAACAAACTCAAGAAACTATTCAACTCACTACAGTAGTTGGCCTAGTGCTTAAACAGGGAAATCTTTGTTATAGAGATAAAGAAAAATTTCCTTTAGGTAAATGGTGCAACGAAAAAGATTGGGTTATCTTCGGTAGATACGCAGGCTCTCGATTCAAAATAGACGGAGGAGAAGTGCGGATCTTAAACGATGATGAAATAATCGCTACCATATCTAATCCTGCCGATATTTTGCACCATTACTAGGAGGGTAAAATGGCAGAAGAAAACAAACCTCAACAAGAGGTTGATATCGACACTGATGGTGTTAATGAGGAGATCGTTAATGTTGATAAACCAATAGAACCTGATGAAGCGTTTTCTAAAAAAGAGGATGTTGATTTAGGATACACAAATCCAATACGAGAAACAAAAGTTGAAGATCAACCTGAAGAAAAAAAGGAAGAACCTACAACTGAAGTAGAAGTAGAGGAAAAGAAAGTTGAAACTAAACCTGATAATTTAAAAGATAAACAATCTAATTATCAGAAAAGAATCAACGAATTAGTTTTTCAAGCTAAAGAAGCAGAAAGAAGAGAAAAAGCTGCTTTGAATTATGCTAAAGGACTAAAAAAGAAATATCAGAATGTTGAAACAAAACTCAATGAGACTGATAACAATTACCTTAAAGAAATCCAAGCAAGAGTAACTTCAGAACAAGATAAATTAAAAACATCTTTGAAAGAAGCAATGGAATCGCAGGATGCTGAAAAGGTAGCTGAGATAAACTCTCAAATGACTAAATTAGCTGTTGAAAATGAAAAGGTTAATTTAACATTACAAGAGAGAGAAGCTCAGAAAAAACAAAATGAGGAAAACAAAGACTCATCAAAAGAGGAACAAATACCTGGTGAACAGCCAGTACAAATAAGTCAGAAAGCTCAAGATTGGGCTTCAAAAAATGAATGGTTTGGTACGGACAGAGTTATGACTGGTGCTGCTATGTCTATTCATGAAGAACTTATGGGGCAGGGTATTGAATCAGAAAGTGATGAGTATTATAATAACATTAACAAACGAATGAGAGAGTATTTCCCTCAAAAGTTTGCCCAGGATTCGACTGATAAAGAACCTGTAGCTACTAAGCAACCCGTCCAAAATGT